AGTATTACGGGCAAGACTTTGGCACCGCCAGCCCTGCCGCGCTGGTAGGGGTTAAATTTGACAAAAATCGGTGTTGGTGGCGGCTTATCAACTACAAACCTATGAGCGCACTGGAATTGGCTAAGTTGTATTGCACCTTAGGTTTTACCCCAGCGGATAGGATAATTGCCGATAATGCCGACGCTAAAGCCATTATGAAACTTAAACACGGGTTTAAGCTGCATGAGGTGAGCGCAGATGATGCGGCCAAATACCCGGGCATTTTAAAAGGCTTTTATGTGGTGCCTTGCGTAAAAGGTGCAGACGCTATCAGCCAACGTATTGCCTTAATGGACGGTATGGAGCTGTATTGCGTGGAAGAACACGCCGAGGCATGGCACGAAATAAATAACTACATCTATGCCCAAGATAAGTACGGCAATTACACCAATGACCCTGAGGATGCTTATAACCACCATATTGATGCCGTGGGGTATGTTGTGAATGACCAGCGGGGTAAAAAACGCTTTGAAATCACTACGCAATAAATTTTTATGTTTGGTAAATAATTTATTTACTTTTGAATGTCAAATATCTTTCAGGTATGGCCAATCTTAACGACATATTCGCCAATAATCCGCTAAGGCAGCAATTGATTGAAGCACAAAAGCAATCAAAGCGGCTTAACATGCATATTACTGGCAAAGGGATGGCCGATGCTATTGAAACGATGGACGAATTTGAGACCGAGCAAAAAAAGAACATCCGCCAAAAATATTCCCGTTCTAACCGGGATATGTTCGCCCGGCTACATGCACCCATTGCAAAGGTGTTTTCGGCAAAAGGTGGCTCTACCATTATCAACCTGCCTGACAACCAGCTAAAACAGTTTACCGCCTTTTGTGCGAATATCCGTAAAGGTATGAGCCTGCGCCGCTGGATTGCCACAACAGGATTAGACGGCTACCACATAGACCCTAACGGGCTGGTATATTTGGAAATAGGTAATGACGGTATGCCGTACCCAACGTACAAAAGCAGTGCAGATATTTTTTACTACCAGCTGAGCGGCCGTAAATGCGAGTTGGTAATATTTACGCTTTCCAACAAAGAAGCTGCGGAATATTCTTTACAAGCGCAAAGCTCCAGTGATATACTGGACCGCATGAAAAGCCAGCCGCAACAGTCTAAATATTACAGGGTTGTTGACCAGGTAACGGATAAGATTGTGATGTGGGATGGCAAAGAGGTTACCGAAATACCGGAATTAACACTGCCTAACCTGTTTTTAACCTGCCCGGCAATGGTGCTATCTGACATGTACGAGTTTAACTCAGACCTGTTTATTAGCCCCGATAGCGTAATTGTAGAGCTGGCAAACTCCATCCTTACCCAAAACAGCGTGTTTGAGATATGGAAGAACTTGCACATGTTCCCCAAACACTGGCGCATGCAGTCAGTATGCCCTACTTGCCAAGGTACAAGGGCCGTGGGCGGCAACGATTGCCCCGATTGTAAAGGCACCGGTTTTCAAAAGCGTTCCAGCGTACGCGATGAAATCGTTATCCCCATGCCGGAAAGCATGGACGGCAAAATCTCCATCCCTACACAGTTTGACGGTTATTCTACGCCACCTATTGAAGCGTGGGATTTAGCCACACAAGACCTTGACAGGCTATATGAACAGGCTTATTTTACCAAATGGGGCGTATTGCCAAAGATGAAACCCCAGTTAAAGGCGGCCAAGGATGATAAAACCGCCACCGAGGTAGTGCATGAGGATGGCGCCATGCAGATTGCCCTGTGTGCTTATTCCCATTGGTGCGAGAGTATTGAAACCTTTATCGTTGAGCTGTGCGCCGGGTTGATGTATGGCAGTTCTTACAAAGGCTGCGAAATAAAGTATGGCGACCGCTATGCCATTGAGGCCCCTGATTCTGTTTGGGATAAATACAACAGAGCAAGGACTTCGGGTGCAGCGCAAAGTGTGCTGGATGACTTGTTGACAGATTACTACGAATCCAAGTATTGCAGCAGCCCTATCCAATTGCAGGTAGCCTTAAAACAGATGCGGGTAGAGCCATGGGTACACATGACGGTGGCACAGGTGAGTGCTTTATCTATTACCAATGAGGATAAAGCCTGTAAGACATATTTCAGCGAATGGGCAAGCACACTAACGGATATGGATTGGATTATGAAAAATGACGATGCTTTACGTATGGCATTGATTGCCTACGTGCAGCCTAAAATAGCCTCTATTATTGAAGAGGTAGCCTCTTTAACCGAAACAGCAGCAGCATGAGTATTATAGAAAAACACATACAGGCCGTTAGCAAAGCTGCTAACGATGCCGAAGACCACATTTTGAAAACTGAAAACATTCCGGCAAAAGAGTTGGTGAAGCTTTCCAAAGAGCTTTTGGAGTACGTGAACACAATTAACGTGCTTTCGCAGCTAAAGGCGGCCAACGACCAAAAACAAAGCCGGATTATTAAAATGTAAAATAAAAATTATGCCAATCCATTACAAACGCTTAGAATCTATCATCGCGGAATATGGCGGGTTAACCGGCGATGAACTTAACGAAGCCCTTCGCAGCGACGGGCGCAAGTTCTCTGACGAGGATATTGCGGAAATGACTGCAAAAATAGCCGAGGTGCAAGCTGCGGCGCACAAAGAACCGCCCGCGCCAGTGGCCCCCGCCAAACCAGTTGCCGCCGTTGTTGCTAACAAAAAGCACAAAACGCCGGAGCAAATAAAGGCTGAACAGGATAACCACCCATTTTACAAGTGGTTTGACGAGTTTGAAAGCCGCATCATCAAAAAAGAAGTCATCAACCCCTACAATCCCGGCACCAAGGCTGTTATTATCGTCGGCTGGGAGTTGGGTAAAAAGCTGGCTCCCAAGTTTATTGAGCCACGCGGTGCACTCTCTCAAAACGCCTTTGCCTTAGGCGCGGGTGATGATGGTAAGTTTAAATTCTTATTGCTAAAAGGCGCTAACCAAAACGGCGACCTGATTACCTATAAGGAATGGGCCATCGCTCAGGGGCTGGATTTGGAAACCGATATTAACATACTCCTAAACAAGTAACATGCTAAAACAAGCTACCGCCGATAAGTTAAAAGCCTTGCTGAAAGGCTTTGATGTTGATAAGCTGATTGCAGCTATCAAGGACGACAAGGAGGCCGATTTTGATGTGCCTGAGGTTAAAGTGTTTACGGACGTGGAATTGACCAGCCGTGATGAAAGCATGAAAACCGTGGGCATCAAAGCAGGCAAAGAAATTGCTGTAAAGGAACTGAAAGAGGCCGTTGGCCTTGATTATGAGGGAGAGGGCAGCAAGGACGGCAAAAAGTTTATTGCCGAATACCAAAAAAAGGTAATTGCCGATGCTGGTATTAAGGAGAGCGACAAAGTGCGCGAAAAAGACAGTGTTATTGAGCAACTACGGGCAAACCTTACCAACCTGACCGCTGAAAAAGAGGCATCCATTAAAGCGGCCAAGATGGCCCAGCTTGACACGGAGATATTAAGCCACACGATTGACCGCAAGCCCGACAACCTGACTAATCAAGAGTGGGTGGCTATTATTAAGATGAACAACGAGATAACAGAACAGGACGGGCAATTAGTGGTAAAGCGTGATGGTAAAGTAGTGGCCAACCAAACCGACATGAAACCAATACCAGTAAAAGATGCTTTGGTGGGTTTTGTGGAAGAAAGGAAACTGGGTAAAGCCGCAACACCTGCACCCCCTGCACCTGGCGGACGGGCAGCCGGCGACAGCAAGGGCAACCCGCTGGGTATTTCTAACATGAAACAATTTAAAGAACACCTTGCCGCCAATGGTATGAGCGAAAACGGCCAACAGGCGCAGGCATTACTTAAACAGATTACCGACACCAACGCAAATTTTGACTTTAAAGAATAGTGATAACCACGATTGACATACCGTTTGATTTTGGGCAAATCGTTTATTTAAAAACAGACATAGACCAAAATCCGTACATGGTACACGGTATTCGGCTTTGTGCAGATGGCGGTATATTGATTGGGTTAATACAAGGAACTAAATCTTCTGAGCATTATATCATTGAAATATCACCGGAAAAAGACACCGTGTTAAGAACTGTTTAATTCCGGAATATAACCTTCTTTTTTCTTGTGCATGTTGCTTATGGCCAAGCCCCTTGTTTTTACAGGGGGCTTTTTATTAAATTATTTTGGTAAATAAAATATTTACTACTTTTATCCCCGAAAGGCGGTGCTTTTCAAATCCAACGGGGCGGTGCCTCACAATCCACCGGGACGGTGTCCCAAAATTTGACGGGTAGGTTACCCACAGCATTATAAGCAGGTTGCTTAGTTCACTTGTGTAAATCTAAACACAGTGGCAAATTTCGTCGCATCGGCCCTATTGGCCTTTCAGTCAAAAATTAACAGAAAATACAACGCAGCGGAATTGAGGGAGCTTCAAAACCCCATTTTGCGCCAAGCTCTTACGTACAGTGATTACATACTGGCTAACGTAGAGCAAATAAAACAATCCGACAAAAGGAGTGTTTACACGTACTACCTTAAAAAGACAGCCGCCACCAATGGCACGGCACGTAGTTATGCACCTTCAGGCGTACAAGGCGACTCAGGGCAGATAAGCCTTTCGTGGGTAACCTTCAGCGAGCCTTTGGGTATTAACATGCAGGTAGGCATGGACAACGTGTTTGACACCATGACTTTGCTGGACCACATGATAATGGACAAGCAAAGGATATTGCGTGAGCGTATTGGTACCTACATTGTGCAGCAGCTGCATAATAACCGTACACAAACAGCCCCTTACACAACCGCTGCAAGAAACGCCTTGTGGAATGGTACCACTTTTGCTTTTGAAAACTCCGCCGACCAGTTAAATTTCTTCTTCCAAAATGCGGCAAGCGTAATGCGCCAAAACAAATACTACGACAAATTGGACGTAGTGGCCGACCCTCGCATTTTCAAGCAGGCGCAGTTTGACATGTACCAAGGCAACGGCAATGCCCAAAACTTGGCTTACCAATTCCAAAGTTACAACCCTAACGGGATTATGGAGCATGAGGTATTGGGTAATGAAGTTGCCGAGGCTTACCCTAATGGTTGCGCCATCGTGCTGCCACAGGCCTCTTTTGCTGTTATCCCATGGATACCAAAAATCAACAGGGACGGCTTCGGAGACTACGAAAGCTACAACGGTGGATTTGGCATAGTGCCTGATGCCTCAGGTATTGGCCTCACTTATGCCGTTCGTGGTTGGGCGCAAAAACAAGACACCTCAGCCGCTGGCGGTACCGTGCAAGATATTCACATGGACTTAGAATTGTCTGTGGATATTGCCTTTAACACTGCCCCTATCAGCGTAAGCGGTGAAACACCTATCTATGAATTTGGACAATCACAGTCTTAATTTGTAGGTAACACAGTAAAAACCATTTTATAACAAGGGGCCTAAACAGCCCCATATTTTAACAAACAATGAAAAAGCTTTTATTCATTCTTTCTTTGGTAGCCTCTGTTTGTATCAGCCATGCGCAATCGGGTTATGCGTACAAATTCCCGTTGCAAGCGGGTGATACCCTCACCAATGCCGATACAGTAAGCAGGGTAATACCAGCAACTTCCGGCTATTCTGCTTTGGGTATTCAGGTAAGCGTAAACAAGCTTTCCGGCACATTGGCGGGCAAGGCTTACTTATACAGCTCTACCGACGGTGTCAACTATGCTTTGACCGACTCCGCAGCGTATGTAAGCACCCCTACCATTACCAGCACGCAATATTATTTGGGGCCGATAACGCCTACTTATACCAACGTGGCGCAGTTTACCAAAAATACGGTGCCGTTTGTGTATTACTTGGTGCAGGCGGTTAGTTCAGGCACGGTAAGCGCGCCCGTGCAATTTTCGTACACCGCAAGGTATTACATAAGCCCTTATAACCGATAATATGGCAATCATCTACAGCAATGGGTACCGGGTAGCCGATGTTATGGCCGCACTGATGAACAGGCGGCGTTGGCGGCAGCCTACCCGCTCCGACTTTCCTTTTACCCTTACGGGTAACAATGTATGGCCCGGTGGCGATACCTATTCGCCTGTATTTGAAGCCATCCATAAGGCGGTTAATGTGTACAACATTTGGATTTCTCAGGAGGATAGTAATATCGGTGCGGCCAACTTTAATACCTATTTGCAAAACCTGCAAACGGATGTTATTTTAAAATGTCTTTCCGGTGTCATCAATAAAAAAGAGATGCTGGAAAAAAAGCTCATGTTTGAAAGGTTTGGCCGCCAAGATTATTTAAACCTCAACACCGGTGTTTTTTGCGGTGTGCGCATCACGCCGTCTAAACATTTTGATGTTACCTGCCAAATTGATAACGTGGCCCTAAAGTTCAATGCCAATGTAACGTTTAACCTGTATTTATTTCACGACACCGCGCCGACTACGCCTATCGCTACCATTCCGGTATCTGCATTGGCTAATCAGCAAACGGTAGTGAATATTGGGCAGATGTTAAGTTATGCAGGCAACAGTAATAAATCGGGCTGTTATTACTTTGGGTACTTTCAAAATGATTTAGGCAGCGCGGTTGCCATCAATGAGATAATCCAAAACTTTAACACCTGCTACAACTTTGGATTAGTGCCTATAGAGCTGCCAACGGTAAGCGGCCACGGGATTGATGTAAACAATGTATCCTTTACCATTAAAACCCATGGCTTTAACATCCAAATGACGGCTTTTAGAGACTACACACAGTTGATAGTAGATAATGCCTGGTTATTTGATAACCTTATAGGCCTGCAAATGGCCGCTGATGTTATTGAGATGCTGCAAAACAATACGCGCACCAACAAAGACCAACGTATTATGGCGGAGCAGACCAAGGTGTTATACAGCGACTTAAACACGGCGCAATCTACGGAGCAGCACCCATTCAGTGCGGGGTTGAAAGAGCGTATTGCCAAGGAAGCCACCCGGGTAAAAAACGAGTTATTCCCACGCAAAAAGCCTGTTTCCATTTCGCACGACACAGACCAAGTAAACATATACGGCACACCGCCGCCTATCATTGACGCTTTCAGTTATTAGTATGAATAACATTAAAACACTTCCGGCGGGTATTGATATACCAATACAGAGTATGCAAACATACCTGTATAACAAGCTATCCGCAAAATGGGGAACCTCGTCCAGCTCGTATCAGCAATTTGGGAGAGCATACCGTAACCAAACGGCGGACGGTTTTACGCCGGAAGTGTTTACTTCTATTACTGATTACAGAGAGGTGTATTTTGATGATACGTTGGCGGCGCTTTCGTTTTTTGGCGTGGATGATGTAACGCCTTATAAGGCGGGCGACTCTACAGCCAAAGTGTTTGTTGTGTTTATGGTAAACCTAAACCGCATAAAACCAACTTTTACTACCCGTGCCGACGAAGAAGCCCGGGCAGACGTTGAAAGCCTGCTGTTTTATATTAAGTATGGGTTTACTATGACCGGGTATGTGCAGGGCATTGAAGAAGTGTTTAAAGAGTATTCTGGTTGGAAAAAAGCCAGCGGCGTAAAATACCGCGATATGCAGGGCTTCCATTGTTTCCGTATCAATTTTTCTTTACTATACCAGCCGCAGGTAAACCCTGCGTGCTAATTTTTAACATCAAAAAAACTATTTACCATGGCTTCAGTAAACACGCTTCAATGCCTTGTGGCACCGGCTAACACTGGTGTGGGGGCTTGCTATGCGGACATAAAAAACATTGTGGGCATGATTATATGCCCGCCTAACTATTTTATCACTGCCACCCAGGCGGCGACTTTGCAAACAAAGCTGAATGCTGATGCACTGAATGACAGCAAAGGCCTTCGCATTTACCCTGTAGGCCCGTTCGTTGATTTCAAAGACGACAGCGAAAAAAGGGTAGTAGAGCAATTCAGCTACGGCGGACAGAAGACCGTACGTGACCCTGTTTACAAATGGTCGTTCCGTTTCAATGTGGGCGGCTATGAGTTGCTTAAGTCATTGCGCTCATTCAACGGCGGCAACTGGTCTGTATTGTTTGTGGATGGCAACAACCAGCTTTGGGGCAGCAACTACACCGCTTCTGATGGTGCAGGCATTGCCGGCATTCCATTGATTGAGCTGTATACCGACCCTTTCATGATTAATGACGGTAAAAAGAATACCGAATACTGGACCAGTATTGTATTTTACCCCATTAACCTAATGGATAACGGCGCGTACATTAAAAACCCAGGCTTTGACGTGGTAGACACACTGGAAGGTATTCAGAACGTGGTATTGGCCAGCAAAACCAACGCCACCGCTAAAACCTTTACTGTGATACCCACTACCAACGAGGGTACATTAATGAGTTCGCTATATGGTACACAATTGGCGGCCGTAGGTGCATGGACTGCAAAAAACCATGAGACAGGTGCCAGCTTAACCATTACCGGCGTAACACAAGACAGCGTAAGCGGCGGGTTTAACATCGTTGTAGGTGCAACAAACTACCCAACAGTAGGCACCGGCCACGTTGATATTAACCTGGTAGGCCCTACCGAGTTGGCTGCCCTAAACGTATCTCCTTACGAAAGCACTGGTTTAGTTTCCATCGTTGCCAGCTAATAACATTGTATGAAAACAATAAAAATAGACGGCACCGACTGGTTAATTGAATGGGTGGTGTCCATGGAGCGCGAGGAGTTTACCACCTGCCCGCAGGCAAAAGCCATCTGCAATGCCTCCGACAAAGAAGCTGCGCTGGGGCTGGTGTATGATACCTGCGAGGCGATTTCAAAACCTATTTCTTTAACCCAATAAACAAAAGGCGGCTAACCACCGCCTTTGTTTTATATGACTACAGTTGCGGCAATGCTTAAGCGGTTACAAGCGGTTAATGTTGAAAATGACATCCACGATGCCATTCAAAACACCCTGCCGGATTACCAAGACCAGCAGCAACAACAACTATTTGAGGGTAAAAACAGCAAAGGCGAAGAAATTGGGGCTTACAGAAACGAGCTGTATGCCAATTACAAACACGAATTAAACAGCCGCCCGGGTTTTGGGGTGCCTGACTTAAAGCTAACGGGCAATTTTTACCGGTCCATACAAAGCAACGTCACTAAAGACGAAATTGAAACAGGGGCCGACGGTGTGGATTATGCCCCCAAATTAGAGCAACAATATGGCTCTGTTATTTTCGGATTGAATGATGACCACAGGGGGGTATATATAGAAAACGCCTTTTTCCCAAAGCTGAAAGAAACCATTGAAGCAAAAACACTATTAACCTTTAATTAAATGGAATGCTGGGGCTGCATAGCGCGGGCACAGGCCAAACAACGCGATTACACCAAGTTAAAAGCCATCACCATAAAATCAGCGTATGAGCAAAAAAAGATATTGGCCATTTGTAAAGCGGACACGGGATATTTCCGGTGCGCCTTTACCACCGCCATCACAAGAGGCTACACCATTGCCGAGGTTATTACATACTTTTTTCAGCCTTAGCCTGCATGCATTTATTACCTGCTTGTGTGATAATGATTATAGCGGTTTGGTGATTAGGGGAACATTTACGGTTGAGGAGTTATCCGCTGCATGGCATGACATTTATGAGCAATACATAGACGGTACGGGCAGCGATACCCAAAAAGAAATCGTGCGTTTGGTAAAAAAAATTGCTTTGGCTGATTTTAAGTTAAAAAAGCTGGCGGCCATCCAAAAATATACCAGCTACCGCCAAGGGCCGGAAGTGTATAACCTGTTACGCGGGCTGGGAGCCATAGATACCAATTACCCCGACACGCCTGAATTACAAAAAATATGGTTGGGGAAAGCCGAGGCTAAAATTAAACGCTGGATGCTGCAGCAAGAACGCGACACCGCCGATTTGGAAAAGCTAAGGGGTAATGAAACGGGCGTTACGATAACCAGGCAATACTTTGATGATTTTATTGTGTCGATTGAATTATACGCCAAAATGCATATAAATACCCATGTGGTAACGGTAAGCCGCTTCGTATCCATTGTTAAAAATTACCAGCGTCATAGTGCCTCTTTAGAAAAACAGTTAAACCAAAAGTAAGATGCCAAACACAGAACGGATAGATAGCATCATTGATACCGCAGCGGTAAAAAAAGAATTTGATAACCTTACCGAATGGCTGGACAAGCTAAGAGAGTCCATTATGAACATGGGCAATGGGGAAGGGTTTAAGAATATGACGGAAGGGATGGCCGCTTTCCGTGCAGAATCGGCCAAAACCGCCGAGGCCGCAGCCAATGTAAAAAAAGCCATGGAAAGCTCAGACGCTGCCTATACGGCCACCACGGAAGCTGTACAGGAGGCATTAACCGCCAACAGGGAAATATCAGCGGCTTATAAAGACAATACCCGCAGCATACAGGAAAATGCAGCCCGGTTGGTAGACTTGAAGCTCCGGCAGCAAGAGATAAGCCGGTACATGAAAGAGTATAGCGCAGATCTTAAACAGGGTAGTATTGACTTTGACACCTACAATGAGCGCGTGAGTGTCCTCACCCGTAAAAATGAGCTGCTTAAAACCGAAATATCGCAAATAACCTCTGTTTTTAGGAGCCAAAACAAAGAGATATTAGCCGCCGAAGGTTCTATTGATGAAATGACCCAGCGGTTAGAGCAGATGCGCAAGGCTTATAAAGCATTAAGTGCAGAACAACGGGCAAGCCCAATGGGCCAACAGTTACAGGCCGACACAGGTGCACTGCATGAGCAAGTATTGGCACATAATAAATCCATTGGTAATTCACAGGGCAATGTAGGTAATTACCCTACCGAGGGGGTGCGCAACTTTACCCAAGCGTTGACGGTGCTGCAAAAAGGATTGAGTGAAAACGTGGCCAAGCTGGAAGAATTGCGGCAGGCCGGCCAAGGCGAAAGCGCACAGGCGCAAAGGCTATCGCAAGAAATTGGCATGCTGACCACACTGGTAGAAAGCCAAGTAAACGGTTTTGCTTCTTTGTCCATGGAATTGCGTAATACTGAGCGGGCTTTACAAACATTGGCATCCACCGGGCAACAGGATACCGCCATGTTTAGGGAATTACAGGCACAGGCCGCCAATGCGGCAAGGGAGCTAACTCGTTTTAAGGAAAACCAAAAGCTAATGGAAGCCACGGCCCCAGCGTTACAAGCTGCCACGGTGGCCGCCAAAGGGTTGGCCGGGGCGTATGCTGTGGGCGCAGGTGCTGCTTCCATGTTTGCAGATGGTGATGAAAAGGTGCAAAAGCGGTTAAATAGCTTGATTGCCGTAATGATGGTAATGCAGGGCTTAAATGAATTGAATGAATTATGGCAAAAAAAGGGCGCAATAGCTACCGTTGCAAGTGCGGCGGCCCAACGTATTAAAAACTTTGTGTTAGGCGAAGGAACCACGGCGCAGGCAACAAACACAGCCGCTACAGAGGCAGGCGCAGTGGCAGAAGGTGAGGCAACCGTAGCAACAACGGCACTAAGCGGCGCTATGGTGGCGTTGCGCTTTGCGCTGATGGCTACGGGCATTGGTGCTATTCTTGTTTTACTGCCAATGCTGGCCAGTGCGTTTAGTAAGTCATCCGAAAATGCAAAAGACAACGGCAAGGCCATTGAAGATGATGCCGAGGCAATGAAAATGTACAACGAGGCCGTAAAAAGTGCCACTGATAAAATGGGCGAAGCGGTGGCGCAAGTTGACCAAATGAAAGAAGAGTTTAAGTTGGCTAATGCTGGGGTATTGGATAAAAAAGAGACGCTCGAGCATTACAATGACACCATCGGCAAAACCATTGGTTATGCAAAAGATTTGAACGAAGCGGAAAAAAAGACAGCCGACCAAGCGGAGAATTATATAAAGTTTACCATGCTGAAAGCCGAGGCCATGGGCTTATATGCAAAAGCCGGTGAGCTGGCAGCCAAAGCGGTAGTTGATAGCCAAGATAAAGAAGCCTCTTATTGGGAAAAGTCATGGGCCGGTATTAAATACGGTTTTGGAGATAAAAAAGCCATGGGAGATGCTGTTAAAGAAGGCCTTGCAGATGCAGCGGATAGGGCAAAAAAGGATACTGATTTGCAAAAGAAATTTGAGGCCGCTGCTAATAAATTGATGGAAGATGCCGCCACGCTGGCCAAGGCTAATAAATTTGATTTTGCTGGAGACAGTGGCAAGGGCGATAAAAAAACCGACACCTCCGCCTTTGATTTACAAAAAGCATTGACCGAGCAAGCTATCCAGCAAGCAAAAGCCATCGCCGAAAATGAACGGTTAAGCTTGCAAGAACGTAGCGAAGCTTACAGCACGTTTTTCAACCTGCAAAAGAAACTGGCCCAGGATGAAGCGGCACAAGAAATTAAAACTGGTGAACTGAAAGGGAAAGCAGCTCAGGCCGTGCATGTGGCCACGGTCACCAAGCTTACGGAAATTGACCAAGAGCGCAATAAAACGATTACAGGCCTACAGGACAAGGCGAATGAGCAATACCAAGCAGGTTTAAAAAAACAGGCCGAGGATAGTGCCAAAATTGCCGAGGACATGATTAAAAAGCGTGATGAGCGCAAAAAATCCGAGTTGGCCAAAGATAAAGAAAACGGGCAGATTGCCGTTGACACTGTCCAACAGCGTAGTTTGGAAGAGCAAACAGCCCTTACACAAGCGTACAATAAGGGGGCCATTAGCAAAGAGGTCTATGAAAAACGGTTAAAAGACATTCAAAAGAAATATGCCGTAGAGGCTATAGATGCCACCATTGCCAGCATTAACAAGCAGATTGATGCCATGGGTAGTTTAAACCCTGCTTTAACCGCTGCCATGCAAAAACAAGTGGCCGAGCTGCAAAACCAAAAGGCCAACTTAGGCAAGCCCGAAGATATAACCAAAGGAGTAAGGGCTAAAGAGGTGGAAGCTTCTAAAGAAGCCATGACGGCGATTATCAGCATTGAAGACAGTGCTTTTGAACGTAAAAAAGCAAGGATTGAAGCGGAAATAGCATTGATTGACCGGCGCAGGGAGGCCGAATTGTCCGCCATTAATAGTAGCACTTTAAACGAACAACAAAAACGTTCCGCCCTGCTGATTACTGAAAAACAAGCCGCCGAGCAAAAAGCGGCTTTGCAAAAACAGGCCAAAGAGGAAGATATTAAAAAGGCCAAATTTGATAAGGCGGCGGCCATCCTTTCCATTGCTGTACACACAGCCGAAGCTATTGCCGGGGCAGTAGCGCAATTTCCATTAACGGGGGGTATGCCTTTTGTGGCGATTAATGCAGCTATTGGAGCGGCGCAAATTGCAGCTGTGGCAGCCAAACCCATCCCACAATATGCCGATGGTACCGACTTTCACCCGGGCGGCCCTGCTATTGTGGGCGAAGGGCAGTTTAAAGAACTGGTACAAACGCCGGGTGGCACGTTCATAGCGGATAAAGCCATGTTGTTGCCCGATTTGGCAGCAGGTTCAAAAGTTACCCCTATCAACGAAAATACCATCAACGACCTGATGAATATTGCCCTTGTGCGTTCCATGGCCGACCATTTTACTGTTGAAAAACACGACAACACCGAGTTAAAACAAATTAACGGGGCATTGAAGCAAAACAACAGGCTTTTAACGAAACTGGTAGAAAAGCAAAAGCCCCCTACGGTTATTTTTAAAGCGGATGGCAATTGGAATGACTACATACGTCGGTCGGTAAAGGAATAGGGATTATAGTAAATAAAATATTTACTTTTACCACATAATAACACCCATTGCAAAACAAACCTTTTATATTCTTTCTTGCGGAAACGGCCACGGGCTTATGCTGGTATGTGGATAACAACGGCAATGTGCAAAAAGCCTCTATTCAAAGTGGCATTGATGTAAACCTTAAGGCCGCGCCGGACGGCTGGATGAATATTGAGCTTGGTTTTGGCCGTAATATGGTGTACTATGGCTTAAACCGCAGCTATTCCACCCCGTTGAAGCTTGTTAAGGATGCTTACCAAATTGTAAAGCAGTTTTTATACACGCAGCGGGGCATTGAAACACCGTTAACGCTCATCACCCTTAAGTACAACCCGTTTACTGCAACCAAACCGCAATACACGCTGTATAACAAGTGCCAGCTTGACCTTACTAAATTTAAAGACATCATCAACGAGGGCATGGAGTTGAACGGCATGGAGGGCGGCATCGTGCAGCTGTTGAAGGCTTACGAAACGATGAATTTTGAAATACCGGTTGATGGCAGTATCCCGGAAAATATTAAGGTAAACTTTGACGGCATGCGGGTGGAGGATACCTTTTTTTACAGGGTGTCTTTTATGCAGGTTACGGGCGATGCTGGGCACTCCGATGCATGGTTTTTGCCAATCTTCTTTTCTGAAAACACGGGGGACAATTACGGGGTGGTGCATAACGATGCTACTGCCACGGCGGTAAATGCGACACAAGTAACGCAGGCTATTGCCAGCGCAGGGGGTGCAGGAAACTATATTTTTTACCAAACCTCCAAAACTACCATCCGTTGCAAAGGACAATTGAATGTGCGGCCCTATAATGCCGATGAAGAAGATATATGCAGCGTGATTATTTACACGAGCGATGCCACCCGTGCGCCCGTGGTATTATCGTACAACAACTATATCAAAGGCCCCCAAATAATATCATTTGATAAAACCTTTGATTTAGCCGCCAATGAAAAGGCATTTTTTACACTGGTCCATACCAACACGCGCCACCCGATGGCTGTTACTAATGGTGCTTTTAGCTTTACGTTTTCTTCACAAGCTCAACAAACAACTGTTTGGGGGGTAACGGCGTGGGACTTATTCAGGCTATTGGTTAAAAACATCTGCCTTGCTGCCAGCACCACCGACCAAGTATTTAGCTACCAGCCTAACAGCCAGCTTTTGCAAAATAACCTTAACTTGGTTATTACCAGCGGCGATGCCATCCGTGCGAGCGGCGATGCCAACTACCAACAATATTTTCATAGCTACCAAACCAATAGCCAGCAGCCAAGTAATAAACTCACCATTGCTTACGGCCCGGCGATAAAGACCAACCTTAAAGATTTTTACACGGCCATGTCAACCGTGCTGTGTGCTTCATTGGGCAACCAACAGTTAGATAGTTTGGGGGAAGCAATATTCTTAGAGCAGCTGGGGTATGTATTTAACACGGAGGCAAACCAGTTTGATATCGGCGAAGCTTCTAAGTTGAAAATATATTTGGCAGAGGAATATATGTTTAATGGTCTCAAAATCGGGTACCGTTCGCAATCGTACGACCAAAAGGCCGGAAAGTATGAGTATAATACTACCGCCGAATGGGTGGCACCTATTAAAACACTTCAAAAGCCGTTAGAGATTATCAGCCCCTATAGAGCCGACCCTTACGGCATTGAACGCTTACGGGCGGATATTGCCGACACTTCAACCACCCGTAACAGCGGTGATAATGATGTTTTTATTATCAACACAGACCCTAACAGCTTTATATATGACTTTGAGCAGGCAACGTATGCAGGCAACGGCATAACCGACCCGCTGAACGCTGCCAACGGTAATATTGCGCTATTATCCAACAGGAGCATGCAGAGTATCAATTACCAAAACTTGATTGGTAGTTATTTTGGCATGTTTAACGACCCTTCTATTTTTGTTTTTTGTTACCCTGGCTATTCAGCTACCATCCCCCTAAAGTTTGTATTTTCCGGCAACCTAAACGGCTTACCTTATAACAGCGTTACCAAGCTGCCAGCGGATACCATCACCATAAAGCTTTTTGTAAAGGGTGTGTGTGTGCTTACCAGCGTTACCACGGCCAATGCCCCGGCCACCAAAATAGGAAGCAACACGGTAAACACGGTAACGACCGGAACGGCCACCAATAGCGGCACAGGTGTTGAATATGATTTAACGGGGTTATTCAGCGAGGGTGATAGCATCTATGCCACGGCATCCATGAGCCTCAACGGTTCTATATCCGACCTTACCTGCAATCTTGCATTAGGAAGCGCAGGTAGTTATTGGACGGCGGATAGTGGCGGCGTGATAAACATAGACACCGGTACCGCCGTGCAAATGTTGGCCATGCCCATAGTTAACCCAACCAACCCGGAGCCTAACCCTGCCATCCAGCCCGTGGTTAGTTACGGTTTTCAATATTTCCTGTTTGATAGCCTGCTTATTAATGCTTCATTTGATATATCCTCTTTGTTTTCCGTGGCCATGCAAACGGGCAGCCTGCAGCACGTAACACTCAGGCTTTTTGTTAACGGGGTTGTGGTGGAAAGTGTTACCGTCCCCAACACGGCCAGCCTGCAAAATGTGCAATTGGCATATAGCAAAGATTTTGCGATTGGCGACATTATTTTTGTAGTTGCTTCTACAGAAGTACTGAATGCAGGCATTGCTAATGCCACTTTAACCTTTACGTCCAAAACAATCAAGGCCTATGCGCTCAAACGGGTGCAGTATGATTTTATTACGGGCATCCCTGCCTTATTGGGAAATTTACCCAACAGCAATACCCCTATCACAACAGGCCCCGGCGCACCGTACAATATTGAGGATTTAACGCCTAAACGCTTACTAATGAAATGGGCGGGGCGGATAGCCATGGGTATTTTTAACCAGGTGGGCCAGTCTTTGCAGTTTCTCACCCTTACCAAAAACCAATATTTAGAAACCACCTACCAAAATATTAACTACCGCGAAAATGCCGACGTGTTGGTTCAATCATTTGGGCAGCCATTGGCTTACCCTTATTATGTGGAGTTTGAAACGCAGGTGCCTATAAATTTTAGCTCTTTAATGGCCGAGGCAGCCAATGCGCATATTTCTTTTACCTACGGCGGCAAACAACTGTACGGCTTCCCCATTGACGTAAAGCAGCGGCCGGCACTAAATGAAAGCCAAACATGGAAACTATTGCTATCACCCGCCGTCAACCTGAGTGATTTGGTTGATTTAAAAATTGACGGCTTAAATAACTTAATTATGGCACCTAACTCAATATGGTGTGCGTTTACTTCACCCATACAATTTGTACCAGCCGGGCAAGTGCTGGGGGCTAAGTACCACACCAAAGACCGTGATTTGTTTTGGTATAGTGAGCAAATTAGTAAATGGGTTAATCAAACGGGCTACTTTAACCCGCTGCAAACAAACGATATTGTTTTTCTACAATTTTTTACCAATGGGCTTGCGCCTGTTGCCGTTAATATACTGAATGACCAAGGCGTATTAATAAGCAGCACAACCCTTTCTTTGGTAGCTACTAATTCCACGCCTTATTACTTGTGGGAGGGCTATATTAACATTTCAGGGCTTACGGCCGGAGGGTATTACATGACGGTAACAGCCGGAACAGGCGGCGCCACCGCTTCTATGATTAGTGAAGGGCTGAATGTACAATCCGATTGGCCAAACACCATTTTATTTGAATATTCCAACAGCTCCAATAAGCTGAGCGCCATTTTTGAAAACGGCGAAACATTTTCTTTACGCACATTGGGTTTTATTGACAATAAAATGAAACCAAAATTCAAAGCGGCATTTTATATTGACCAGCCTGAAGACATCACCCTATTAAATGCCTTTCCGTATGAAGTGGATGAGCTTTGGATAGGCTTAGCCGATGGTGTGCCTGATTACATTGCAAAAAAAATCAACCGGATCATGATGCTTGACACGGTTATGATTGAAGGGAAGCAATACACTTTAAACGATGGGGCAGAATGGGAATTAACATTTTTAGAGGGCAGCCCTAAAAAGTATTTGAAAACAGAAATACGGCAAGCTAAAGACATTGACGGCATTGTTGTAACCGCAAGCGGCGCAGCAAGTGGTAGCACCATGCTAATCACCACAGATGCAAACTACTTTGGCCCCAATGTGAACAACGATAGCGAGACCGACAATTCTAATATTATTAACCTTGAAGTAAGTAATTAGCCATGAAAGTAAACTTATCCATACAGGCTACCTTAGATGTAAGCAGCAATCAGTTTGTGGTGGCCCTTTATGCGGCCTCCGCCCCTACAGTACTGCTTCAAACAGTCATTCCGTCAAAGCCGTACGGCGACCCTATACAAATAGAGTTTGACGGGCTTACCTATGGCGTGGCCTATATTGTGAAGCTGTGGGAAAGCACCGACGGTACCGCCAGCGGTATAGTTCGTAACAGTGGCACTTTTACCGCTTTAAGCAATACCATTGCCTTACGGGCTGATTTGGTGCTGATGGCCGGACGCGACACCGGTATTGATATTGGCGGCACCAAATATACCGACCCTTCCAATTCATTAGCGGGCTGGTATTATAGCCTTGAAAACAGAGGCACTGGCACCATGATTGCGCCGCCCGATGCTAACGCGGAGTATTCTTTGGATAGCTATAATAACTTTACACTTACTGATGGCGAAACCTTTCAAGCAGGGCAAGTGTTTATCTTGCATTTTTTCCCACAAAGCGCACAAACAGCACCCCCGCAGCCTGCTTTAATATCATCCGGGGTAACACTTACCGCCAACACATCTTTGGATAACAGCTATAAAAACAAAGCTATTTATCTACAAGGGGCATCCGCTTATTTTGCCGCCACCTTGCCACCGCTCAGCACTATGACGGATTATGACGTGATGTATTTCTACAGTGCGGGCGGTTCGCATATCAATGTGGGTATAGTTGCCAGCGGTAGCGACCTTATACAACGCAATGGCACTGTGGCCAGTGTCGTGCTGGGGCAAAATGAGCAGCTAAAGTTGTTTAAAGCCAACAGTAAATGGCAGGTGGATTATTGCAGTATAGGGGTGGATGAAGTGGGCCGCAAGTTTGCCAGCGATTTTCCGAATGAACTAAATGCCTTATTAGCCAACGGGCAAACCGTTTCGCGCACAACTTATGCCAGGTTGTGGGCAAAAATATCGGGAAGTGCCCAGCTGATTGCACAATCAATTTGGGGCAACCAAGACGGAAGCGGCAATTATATTAACAAGGCTTTTTTTGGCAATGGTGATGGTTCCACAACATTTACACTGCCCGATTTGACGGCATACGGGTTTAGGAAAGCCGTTGGCGCAAGCCCCGGCACATTCCAGCAGCAAGACGTGATGCAGCACGCCCATTTAAACGGCATGGGGGTTAACTCGGATGTGTTATTTCCTTACGGTGGCACTACAACAGATATGCCAGGCGCGTCTACCTCTAATGTGGCGGGCAATGGCGGCCATGGCTCAAGACAAGGCAAGACATCAAAAAGTTATAAGGTTGATTTTTCCGCCTTGACCAGCGAAACCCGGCCAAACAATACCGGCGAATACATATACATAAGGATTTAAACCAAGAAATATTGGTTACAAGCAAATAATTTAAAAACAGTAAATAATTTATTTACTTTTATACCATGAAAAAGCTATTATTCCTCACCATTATACTTTTTTCTGCTTTCGCGGCTTTTGCGCAATACCCATCTAAAAACAACACATACGGCGTATGGGCCAACCGATTTAAGCCTGACAGCGCATTGCATGTACCCCGCAAGTATGCTTTTGTGAGGAATGATGCAGACACCACCCCGCAAGTATTTGTAAAAGGCGATAGCCTGTATTATTACAGCCGGGGCAATTATTACGGCGTGGCAGGCGGCGTTTCCATAGACACCACTAGCCTGAGCAACCGCGTTAACGGCAAGGTTGACACCGCTACCCTGACTTACAAGCTTGGAAGTTACCTGCTTATACCAGCGGGCAACAGTACCCAATACATCAATGGTTTAGGCCAGTTAGCAACGTTGCCCACAGCGCCGGTACCAGTGAATATAACGGGCAGCCTTGGTATAGTGGTCACGGGCAGCTATCCAAACATTAATATACAGTTAGATACCTCCGGCGTAACGGGGTATTTTTTGCTAAAAAAGGATAGTACAGGCACCGGTTATGTAACACACACCGCTTTAAAAGATAGTTTGAATAGGGTTGTTGGCAATGCGACATGGGAACATACAATGACGGTCCCTGATGGCGACACCTTACGCAACGACCACAGCATATATAACTACGGCCACATGTGGGAAATGTATGGTTATGGGCCTACTGGCATCGGAGGTGTTACTGCACATTTTGACACCAATTATGCATTCCTCAATAACCAAGGGAATATTACACCGTCAAGAGGTTTTTATAATGAATTTGACCTTTTCCCAAACAAAAGTGTGTTGCGTTATAACTATTACATTAATAATCCCACACCCATTGAAGTTTCTGACCACAGTTTGCAATTAGACAGCACGGGCGTGGGATTATTATTTGGTGCTTCAACCAACAATCCAAGTATTATAAAACCATTTTGGGTAGATAGTGCTGGGCGTACCCGTTTTTTAACCAAGTACAACAACCCCGCCGGGTTGGTAATATTAGGTAAAGACACTACAGGCCGTGGGGAGATTATACACCTAAAACCTTCCGACATTGTAAGCGCAGGCGGCGGCAGCCTTACCCCGCCCAATACACCCGGCTATTATTGGAACGGCTACAAAAGCTTTGCGCGGCTGAACATGGATAGCATTGCCGATGGTACAACCAATTTCGGTTGGAGTGCTGGCGATATCAGTACCGGCTATGGCCTTAGCGCATTCGCCGCATTACCAGGCAAATACATAACCCTTTTTGCCGATACAAACAGTGTAACAAGCCAGCAAACCGCTAGGCGCATTGCCGATAGTGCGGCCACTGCCATTCCTACATTGCAAACAACATTAACCAACAATAATATCACAACAAATAATGCCATTTTTCAAAGCTCAACCACATACAACACTGTAGGCCCTCACAAAATGGTATTTAATTTAAACGGTGCCGATTCCGCTTATATAGGTGGCGGTGCCACTTTAAATATTTCGCCGTATCAACTAAACTTATATGCTAACAACGGTATAAAGTTTAATCAATCGCCCGGTTTTGCATTTGGCAAAAAATTATATTTCCAAGGGTCGGGCAGCGGCACAACATATCTTATCCCGGCAGACCCTGGCACGAACACTTACAATGATACTTTACCCGCTACTTCTGGCAACATCATAACATATAAAACCACAGCAACAGGCTCGTACTATACAATCGGCAACACCCAATATTGGACATGCAGCACCTACGCAAATATGGCTGCATCCCTTACCACTAACACATCCATTTCGCAGCAATTCTTTGTTGCAAATGATACAGTGAATGCAGGCGGCTATCCTGCACAATACGCATATAGCTATTATTCAGGTATTTGGAACCTTACAAAATTCGTACAACAATAAACATTTCATATATGTCATTACCAGCACTAGTTAGTAGATTGATAAATGAACCAACAACCCTAGAATGGCAGCGTCAACATTACGGGCTTCCGTTACCATTGCTTGATAAAAATAGTACAGGTGGCTGGGGAACCCCCGGTAGTGGAATAACTGATAAGAATGGGTGGCTGTATGCTACGCCTGGTACTGTTACAGCCAATGCAGAAAATGCTCAATTTCTTGTTGTGCAATGTCCATTTGGAAAAAAGGTAATTATTGACAAAATCAACATACAGGCATCCGGCGCTGCTGACTTGCATATTTTCAAGTATTTAAGTTTGAACAATACGCTTGACGGTACTACTGGCACGGTGTATCTTTCAACAGCTTACCAAGTTTATAATGGCAATATACCTGGCTCAAGCGGTGGTTTCTATACCATAGATTTCTCTAAAAATCCATTAATACTAAATTGTGGGGAATACCTTGATTTCTATTGGGCTGTAAATTCTACTACGGGTGTAAACTGGCAACTAACATTTGAAGGGTGTCAATTGTGGATGGGCGATAACTACGATGCAAAGTACAAGATATTGCAAATAGGCGATTCCCTATGTGGGCAAACAGAATTGTCCTCCGCTCTTCCAATCGTTGAACTTGCCAGTGGAACTATAACAGGAAGTTGGCCGATGATTTTGCAAAGAAAGTACCAAGCTGCGGGGTTTGACGTGCTAACACGTAATATAGGAATTGCAGGCACAACTACAAGCCAGTGGGCTTGGAAGGTGGCAAACGGCCACCTTGACACGCCGTTTAAATATGCAAACTTGGTAAGGTGTAGCCTTGGCATGAATGATACTGTTTCAGGCACCGCTAACTTGTGTCCGTCACATGGTACTGACGGAATTTACAAAAAGGCTTTAAAGCAGATTATAACAGCGTATTTCCATATCAACCCAAAAGGGTCTTTTATCCACCCAGGCATACCAAACAGTGCCGTGTCATCGGCTAATGCATCGTATAGTGGAAGCAATAGTGATTACTCGGGCAAAACAATTATACAATCGTATCGCATAGACTTAGCGGCAGCTATTAGTGAATTAAAAACAGCTAATCCAACCTGGGATTTGGCGGCTTCAGATGTATCAACGGCTTATCCGGCAAACGCGACATATTGCCTTGCCAGTGAAACAAGTTCGACTTGGGAACATCCAAATGCAATAGCCGGGCAACCTGCATTTGCAAACACTGTTTGGGCGGTTGAACAAACGATGGGGTTATATGCAAATAATTTGCTTATCCCGTAAAAAACTACATTTTTTTGCAATTAATAATTTTTCTCCTAAGCATTAAAAAACAATATACGTGGAGCACCTGCAAATACATGGGCCAGACGGGAAGAGCAAAGGGGGCGCGGCATGCGCAATACTATTGTATCTACTTGGTAGGATTAACCCCTCAATCAGCGATTTGGCAGGTATTGCTGCAATATTCGCCGGTACTGTTACGGGGTTATATACCTTGTGGAAATGGCGCAATGAATGGTTAAGAAAAAAACATTATCACTACAAAAAATAAACAATTATGAAAAAAGGTTTTTTTCCCGAAGCTTTTAACAGGTTAACAAGCGATGTGCCTGCATTTTTTAAAAAGCTGCAAGTGATTGGTGTGGGCATTGGCGGTTTAGGTACAGCCTTTGCCACCATCCACAATGTACCCGCTAAGCTGGCCGCTATTGGCAGCACGTTTATTTGGGTGGGCGCAACCATTGTAGCGGTATCTCAATTTGCACAAAAAACCACCAGCGATGAAAACAGCAGCCCTGCCGCCAAGTAACGAACCCAACTATTTAAGCATAATAAAATGGGTTATTGCAGCCGCCGTGCTGTTAGCTTTTATGCTGCATTTTAGCGGATGCAGCCCGATATCAAAAGCCATCCAAAAGGTAGAGGTTAACGCCTCTGCCTTTAATAGAGTGGGCGCAGACTGGGCAAGGTTGAACCCGTGCGTAAAAAATAGCGTAGTGCAGTTGTTACACGACACCATTAACACCACCGACACGGCGTATAAATTTTTGCCCGGCGTTCACTTAGAGCATACTAACTACATACACGACACGGTTACGCAAACCATAACAAAAAAAGTAACCATACACGACAGCGTAAAGGTGCAGTTAGTAGACGAGCGTAGGTTACAAGAGGCCACAGACACTGCATACAGCTATAAGCTGGCATTAGCCGAGGCTAAGGGCGCAAACGATACAATACAAGGCCAACTGAAACACAGGCGTAATATATGGCGCATAATCGCGCTGGCAGCCATTGGCGCACTAATTACCGTTATAGGTTTAAAAGTGGTTCACTTTTTTAAAGTCGGAGGTTTAAAAGCATTGTTCACCAATATTTAACCTATGCGTACAATAGTCGCTTGGCTTTACCAAAATGATTTTATAACCCCTTACCAATACCAACAATGGTTGAGGAAAAACAGAATGGCATGAGTACAATTTTAACGGTCCCATTAACCCAAGACGTACCAAATGCTTATGATGAGCTGCCGGAGATTAAGCCGTTCATGGGTGCTATACCGCAGGCCGACTTTATTGCGCACGCAAAAACGCTGTATACCAACTTTGACCAGGTTGCGGCGCATGTGTCTATTGCTTATTGGGAGAGCAGCCGCTTGAACAAGGTAACGGCAGGCACCAACCCTTTCAATTTCCAAGCCGACGTCGGCAAATGGAAATATGCGCAAAACGTTATCTATACTACCGTTTTTGTGGATGGCATGAAAAACAAACGCCGCTTTTGCGTTTTTAAAGCGTGGGAGGATTGCGCTTCTTCCATGGCCGTGTACATTCTAAACCGAAATATGTTTGTAGGTGCGCCGGGCGTAACCAGCGGAGCTGAGTTGTATGACCAATACAACAAAAAATGGATACTGGGCGACGATAATGCCGTGGCCGACAAGGGCGAAATAAAAGGGTTTGCGAGCCTGTATAATGACGTAGTGGAATTACTTAGCGGTAATGGTTTGGAGCCAGTGGCAACACCTGAACCTGCCCCGCAGGTTATCTACAAAAACACTACGCCCATTATGACTGGCGCAGCGGTTACGCTTATACAAACCAAGCTATGCAACTTGGGATTTTTGGAAGCCAAGTATATCACCGGCAATTATTTAGGCCACACGGAAAACGCCGTTAAACTATTTCAGGGCAGCAAGGGACTGGCCGTGGATGGTAAATGTGGCCCGGACACTTTAAAAGCCTTAGGTGTATGAAAAACTACAAGGTTTTTTTCGAGTTGAACGGCAAAAAACTTTGGATGCCCGTGACAGCAGAAAGCCAGCGCGAGGCAAAGCAAATAGTAATAAAAAAGTTTATTACGTTTCACAAGATAGAAGGGCCGGAAGACCCTTACAAAGGCGTTGATTTTATTAAAGATATGTTGGGGATTACGTAAAATATTGCTTGCCAAAACCTACCTAAAAACCGTAGTTATGGCTAAATATATTTTTATCGCTTTGATACTGTTAACGTTAGGGTGTGCCGCCGACCGTGAACTTGTAGAGGATGATTTAACCACCATGACAGTTATTAAATATAGTACTTGCTACCGAGGCGCAAGGGTGTTGTGTAATATTCATCTTTACTCTTCTCGGCACAAAACGGAGCATGTACTTTGGGGCAGGGAATGGAGCGACACGCTTACTTTTTTTATGGGTAAAACTTGGCAACAGACGGAACCTAAATAAATGTAGTTATGGCAGAAACTTTGCAAGACCAAATACGGGCCGAAATATTAAAAGACCCCAACAAGGATAGTGAAGCCATCGCCAAAATGTTCAACTCTACCGCTGGCTATGTATTAAAGCAAAAAACATTTTTACGCCAAGAGGGCAAGTTGCCAGCATTTGACCGCACGAAGCGGCATAAAAACCACCCAGCCCTTATTGAAGAATGCGAAGAAAAGGGGATACCTGTTGAAGATGTTAAGCACTATTGGCATAAAGGCAAACATTTTTCGGTATTTGTAAAGGGTAAAGAAATCCATCTATGGGAATTGAAAGACAGCGTTATTGCTGAAATGAAAGAATACGCGCCCAGGTACCCCATTATAAAATACCCACAAATACAAGATGCCCACTTGCTGGTAATTTCCCCCGCTGATATTCATATAGGTAAACTTTGCCGGGCTTTTGAAACGGGAGACGAATATAACCACCAAATAGCTATTGAACGAGTAAAAGCTGGCATTGAGGGTTGTATTCAAAAAGCGGCTTCTTTCAATGCTGAAAAAATACTACTGATTATAGGAAATGATATTTTGCACGTTGACAATGCCAAAAGCACTACTACCAGCGGCACTTTTCAGGATAGCGAATTAATGTGGTTTGATGCTTTTAAAATTGCCCAAAAGCTGTTAATTGAGTGCATAGAAACCTTATTGACAGTGGCCCCGGTGCACGTGCAATATGACCCGTCCAACCATGACTATGTAAGTGGTTTTATGCTGGCGCAAACCATAGAAGCGTGGTTCAGGAATTGTGAGGGCATTACCTTTAATGTCAGCCCGGCGCACCGAAAGTATTTTAGGTATTACAAAAACCTGATAGGTACATCACACGGCGACGGGGCTAAAGAGGCGGATTTGCCTTTGCTCATGGCGCACGAAGCGGAATTTTGGGGCGCATGCAAACACCGGTATTTTTACACCAATCATTTGCATCATTTTAGAGGCAAGGACCACATGAGCGTAACGGTGCAGACGTTGAGAAGTGCGAGCGGGGCCGACAGCTGGCACCACCGTAACGGTTACCAGCATGCTCCCAAAGCTATTGAGGCGTTTGTTCACCATCCCGAACACGGCCGTATTGCGACAATAACACATTTATTTTAATATGAAAGACAACGTAAACCATCCCGCCCATTATACCAGCGGCAATATTGAATGCATTGACGCAATTGAATCTGCTGTCACCGAATTAACTGGCATAGAGGCCATGTGTACTGGCAATGCTATTAAATATTTATGGCGTTGGAAAAGAAAAAACGGCGTGGAAGACTTGCGCAAAGCAAAGTGGTATATTGACAAGCTTATCAGCCTACAAGAAATTCCTAAAAAATAAATTATACCCGTTGTAATATAAAAAAGTAAACGTATTATTATTACACCCAATGGGGAGTAAATTTGAACCATGAAAAAAAATATTTACCATTTAATCTGGGTACTTATAGTACCAATAATTTGCAATTCGCAAACCGTGGACACCGTGATTAAAAACGAGGTGTACACCAGTTATTTTAGTTACCATTTGCATGAGCCATTGTATGTAACCTATAAGCTGTACCAGGGCGGCGGCGATTGCTCACGGTCGGGTATGCGGTTTACCACGGATGGGCTTGACAGCAGTGCAACGGCGGCGGATTATGCAGCCAGCGGTTATGATGAAGGCCATTTATGCAATGCGGAGGACGAGGCCGCCGATTGCGACCGCGAACGCCTTACTTTTCATTTTTACAACTGCTTGCCACAAACACCCCGTTTAAACCGGGGAATTTGGAAACATTGGGAAACTATTATCCGCAAAGAAAGCCAAACGGATAGTTTATTAATTATCTGCGGAGGCTATGGCTGGAGCAAAAAGATAGGCCATGCGTTTGTGCCTTATTATTGTTTTAAGGCCGTCATAAGCCTAACAACGCATAATATTACCCATTGCATGATATTTCCGAATGACAACAGCGACACAGTGCAAGATGTGCCGGTTGCCGACTTAATAAACAAGCTGGAGTATAACCCGTTTAAATAGTTAGTTTTTCTCATGTAGTGGTTTGGCCGCCCTTTTTTAAGGGTGGCTTTTTTGTTTTGTAAAAATGTTTGTATATTTGCTTTGTGCAATAGAGCAGTGGTAGCTCGGTAGGCTCATAACCTACAGGTCATGGGTTCAAATCCCATTTGCGCAACGAAATAACCTAAGCGTAACAAAACAAGTTCGAGGAGTGGCGAACATTAATATAACTCGGCGGTAAAGGTCCGCAAGCTTAATGGTTACAAATTACACATAAGGCCGAGTGAAAATGTTTGTAAAAAGCATTAGTAGTAAGGCCAGGAAATTGAAGCCGCCGTAATTGGTGGCTTTTTTTTGGGCACCCGTTAAACTCCTTATAGTTATTATGTTTCAGCCATTTTCACGCCTAAAAAACGCCATTTTGAGCACCCGTTAAAGCCATGGGCTAATTTAGCTGTATTTAACAACTCATTTTTTATTTAACTATTTAATTCACAACGCTTTAGCCATGGTATCAATTTTGCCAAAATAGCAACCCAAAAAAATATTTTTAAAATATTTTGTCAGTATTGCACTTTGTAACAAATTTGTTACTATCTTTGTGTAACAAAACAGATGAGGGGGCAACTCAATAAACACCGCGAAAACAAAATGACACAAGCACACGTTATCATCAGCACAGAGTACTACCTTAACCAACCTTCAGTTTTTTTATTACACAATGGCAATTATTTTGGATGCAAAATATACCCCGCTGCAAGAAATTACCCTACCAATGTTGATTATTGGAAATCTGCCACATGCTCCGATAGCGACCGTTTTTTTGGTGTATATGAAGTTAACTTAACGCAAGAAATGTTGATGCAAATTGAAACTTTGCAAAAAGAAATTGAGCTGAACAATAGTTTTATTACAGAAAAATCTTTTGATTATATACCGAAAACTTGGAAGGTAAAAAGGGGCAAGGCTTATGCAGCTTGGGTAAAAGAAAAAAACGTTCAAGAAGCTGAAATAAAAGCCCAATTTGAAAAAAACGAACCATTTAAAGCTGCATCGTGGGTTGCTTTTGACAAGCTTAGAAAATTGTTTTTGTCTTTAAAAAATAATTAATATGAACGAACAAGTTTTAGAAGAGGCCCGCTTACATATAGCGGGTTTTTTTAAACAACGCAGGTTAGAACTTAAGCTTACACAGCAAGATGTTGCCGACCGCACGGGATTGGCAAGGAAAACAATAAACGCTTTTGAGCGCGGGTTATTTTGGCCGGTGCTAAAACAGTACCTGCAAATGTGCGAAGCCCTGTATTTATTCCCGATGCTTGTGCCTTTTGAAAGCGGCCATGAATTTGCCCGTATGATGCGGGACAACTGGAGCGCAACACAAGAAAAAGATATGAGCATTCAGGAGGCTTTGGCTTTAAAAAACCGTAAAAATTTCAGGCCAAATATTGAAAATTAAGCTTTAGCACTCACGCCACAAATAGTTTCGCCAGCGCAAACAACGCCGCCAGTTCGGTAGAAGTCCCGCCAGCGGCACATTCATTATCCAATGCGATATTTTCAGAGGGTTGCTCTATAATGAGCAGCCCTTTTTCTTTTAGTACCAATGCGTTAGCGTTAAAAATGGGGTTAATAAATGGAGTTCGATATATCCCGTCTGTATAGGTCATGTTTGAACCGAACCCTTGTTTAAAAAAAATTTGTTTGTGCAGCACGTCCAGTTGTTCGTACCGCTGGCGCAGGCTGGTAAGCGTGGATAAGGCGATATTGAGCTGCTCCAATAAAACATATGCATCCGTGCTGAAAGCCGCCCGCTGGGCCTGTAATTCGTTCAACTGTATGCGCTTTTCCTTTATCACCTTATTATACGTGGCTTGACTAATATCGGGTTGCAATAGATACTTTTCTTCAATGGCGCTGATGGCATGTCCAGCTTTTTGAATGGCCAAATCCAATTTCATAAGCTGTTTAGTGCTGGTATTAATTTGCTCGTTAATGGCAGCCCGGGAGGCCGCTGCAATCCGTTCCGCACTCTCTTTATCCATCGTCAATTCATCCAGTATGGCCAATAACTGCCCGTGCATTTTGTTGGCACTAAAATTAGCCTTGCGGTGGTCGTTGCAGAAGTAATACCAATAATACTTGCCCGTCTTGCTCTTGCTGGGGGCCGCCGTCAACAGCTTACCGCAATGGCACTTAACCACCCCCCGCAAGGGTACTGCCTCATTATTTTGGTGGCGGAAATTCTTACCGCTCAGTTTGTCCATGGCCATATAATAATCATTTTCTGAAACAATGGGTACATGCAAGCCTTTTACCACCCGTGCAGGCTGGTTTTTATAGGCCGGTACATTTACCAGCCCTGCATATATCGGGTTTTGTAATATCCGGGTGATGGCTGAATTACCGCTGCGTGTAAAACCTTTGGCTTTTGCCAGGCGGCCAATTTCTTCCAGCCCCTCCCCTTTTAAGTACTGGTTAAAAATAAACCGTATCACCGGGGCGCGTTCTTCGTCGACGATAAGCAAAGGCTTGCCCATTTCATCCCGGCTATTTTTATACCCAAACGGCGCATTAGAACAATACCGGCCCTGTGATAAGCTGTAGCGCATACCGGTAATGGTCCTATCTACTATCCTGTTTCTTTCCTCATTGCTGGCAAAAGCCTGCATAAACCTTACAATCAGGTAGGTGGGGTTATTCACGTCAATATCCACCGGCTCACTCACCTGCAACACTTTCACGTTGAGCGTGTCGCGGAAATACCGCTCCTTTACCATGGCATCAATTGGGTCCGTGCGGCTGAATCGGTCAAAATGGGGAATAACCAAGTACTGCACGGCCTTATTCTTTTTGCAAAACTGTTCCAGCTCTTTAAAGCCCGGGCGGTCAAATGTCCATCCGCTGCGGCCATCATCAATGAAAGTTTTTAGCAAAGTGAGTTTATTGGCGGCGCAATATTCCTCAATGCGCTTCACCTGCGATTTGATGGAGTTGGAAGACTCGTTTTTGTCGGAAAGGCGGGCGTAGCCGATGGCATCCATGGCTTAAGTGGTTTTTGCCCTAAAAGGCGTGTTTTGTAAACCAAATATCCAGTTGGCGTTTACTTTATACAGCTCACAGGCTTTTTGGATATGGTGGACACGAAAAGACTGTGCACCCCGTTTGATGGCTGGCAATACCTGTTTTTGCATGCCGATGGCATCCGTAAACTCTTTTTCAAAGCGGATAATGCCTTTGGCCTGTAGCATCTCTATAAGTTGCAGCATGCGCCCGTCTGTGGTGGTAGTGTCCAAAATTGTGTTGATTTAGCCCCAGTGGCCCTGTTTGATGCCTTCTGCGATAAGTGCTAATATTTGTTGGCTAAGTGCCGGGGAAAAGCCTGTTAAGTCTACTTTACCAAATTTTCTAATAATTATTGTGCCGCCCTCTTTTTCTATTTCCTTCTCAATGCTTCGCAGGTTCCACATGACTTGATATTTTACTTTTGCCAAATAATTATCAATCATGAATTGAAAATTATCATAGTGAACAGTGCCTCTTATCAAGTTATTTGGCGGCTTTTCAATGAGAATGTGCATTATTTGGCTCGGTTAATAATTTTGGTGATTTCGTCCACCTCAACGCCTTGCTTTTTGGCCATTTCAGCAAGCAAAAGTAATTGCGCCTCCATTATTTTCACTTTTTTCTTTGAAGCAGTGGCGGAGTTAATAATGAAATAAAGCACAATCGCATTGGCTACTAAAGCCAACGCAGCTATTAAAAGCAAATCATCTGAACGCATATATTTAGGTTTTTTGGTTATGGAATTGTGGAGTTATGGAAATTTCTCCATAAAAAATAATTTAGGTTTTTGATTACACTTTAATTTCAAATTTCTTTGGCGGCGGAACCTTGCTGTTAATGTGCCGCCTAAATACCCATACCTGCCGGACGTATTCCACGGGCAACAGTTGCTGGGGGTACCGTTCTTCATTATCACTAATTAATACCCATTCCAGCGGGTTTTGGCAAAATATTCTTTTAATCAGCACCCTTTCATCTGTTACTATAATATAGGTATAAAAATTCCTAAGCTGGTCCCAGTCCATGCGCGGCACTTGCGTAGCGAGTATATAATCACCATCTGATAGTGTTGGCTCCATGCTATCGCCTTGCACTTCCCAATAAGCCCATATTGCGCCCAGCGGGTCGACACCAGGGGGCAAAGCATATTTTTCAAGGGTGTCCATAAATACCGTTTGGTCGTGCGCCCGTATGTACCCGGCTTGCGCTTTTACTGGTATCAACGGCACCATAAAGGCATTGTATAAAAGTTTTTTATTGCGCCGGATTGTTAAAAAATCTTCTTTGGGCTGCTCTACCTTGCTCTCATTTAGAACATTTGAATTTTCATTCAGGTCTAAAATTTGCTTCAATAAAACCACTTTATCAACCTTTGGATTTCGGCTACCGTCTTCATACATGCTATAAGTGCGTTGTGCAACCCCGATATAATCAGCAACTTCCTGTTGAGAAAGCCCTTTTGCTATGCGTGTTTTTTTTAATATATCCGGTTTTATAACCATGTTTTTAATTAGCTCTAAAAAAAGTTCTAAAAAATGTTCTTAAAGATTTGGTAGTTTAGAACAAATGCTCTTATATTTGCTGTATAGAAAACAGTAACAAAGTAAGCAAAAATTATGCAAAGCAAAGAAGTGATAATTCACAAGTTGACCGAGCGCATAACCCAATTGAAGCCGGAAGTAACCGCCGAAGACAGGCGCAAAGCTGCTAAAGAGCTGGAAATAGACATAATGACAGTGATGCGCTACCTGCAAGGTTGCGTTAAAAAAGTAGATACTGGCACCAAGCTGTTGAAGTTTTTGCAGACCCGTATTAAGGAACGCAACGAAATATTAGCCTAAGCCATGACACCCCAAACAACACCCGACCTGACGCCGCTGGAACAATTGTTCGTAGAATGGATAGTGGCCGATGTTAACAACGCCGTAAAAACCAACAAGCCATGATAACAGTAATACCGCCAAAAAAGCAACGCATTAAGATGCTGCATGTGGTTACCCCGCATGTTAGCGTGATAGCTTACCCTGCACTGGCATTTATTGGTGATTGGTACAGCTGGGCGATGATACGGGTTTCATCCATCCAAATCAAATAAACGCCATGGAAAATTTAACCCCCTACGAATTATGGCAGCTACAAACCAAAGGCGATATACTGCCGGAGACTGGCGGCCTTGATTTTGAAAACAGCAACACGGCCATGGATGCAGCCTTACAAGCTGCCGAGTGTTACGAAGAAAGCCTTTTAAACCATTTCTAAAAAACAACACCATAGGCACACAGCACACTACCAGCACCCTGAGGCAGTTACGCTTCACCACCACATTACCGGCCTTATGGCTGCCAACAGAACCATTAACAACATTGAGTACAAAGGCGCCATTATTAAAGAAAAGGCGCAAGGTGGGTACCAGGTTGGCGATAACTGCTTTGCAAGCCTAAAAGGCGCGAAAGCCCTTATTGACGAGGAGATTAAGAGCAGTTTTGATGCCCTTTTCAACATCATGGGCATTGTTTGCTCACGGTTTCCCAACTGCTTAATCTACGAAGCAACAGAGGCAAGCCGCGATAATGCGGTAAAGGAAACTAACAGCCTTATTTATCAAATGCGCCTGCCATTGGTTGTTGAGGTTAGCACGTACAGCAAAAAAACATTCATTGTAAAATATAACCCACATGGATAACCAATGGTTAGCGGCCGCCGAGGGCTGGAAAGCTACAACGGAATTGATTGAGGCGTGTAAAAAAGGCGGATTGGATAATGAATGGTGCGATATGAAGATTAAGGAATGTGAAAACTCTTACCAGTACTGCATGCGCCGGGCAAAAGGCATTGTAAACGTGATTGGCGATTTTACAGTAAATGCCAACGGGAAAGCGGAACCAGTTTACTAACATTTAAAATCTAACGATTATGCTTTTTGACATCATTGTTTCAGTAATGGCCATTGGCGGGGCAGTAATGGCCGCCTGCTATTTGGGGGCGTTAAAAGTGCCGAACGATTTTCAGGAACAGGATAAAAAGTTTAGGCATTTGCATTAAAGAGTTTTTTTAGGACAAGGGGTTAGTTTGAGTATGCCCCTGTTATTCCTAACGGGGCTTTTAAAATCTTTCGCTTGTTACCTGGGCGGTTTATAAATGCGGGTGACACAAGCCGGCCCCGCTTTAAATATATGTTGGATTGCGGGGCGGCTTTATAAAAAACAAAATCAATACAGTGGCAATTACAAAGCAAGAAAGAGAGGATGCAATACTTTTTAAAGTGTGCCGGGACGGTGCCATCAGCGATGAACATGCATTACTTGATTTTGAACTGATACAAAATATGCTGGCTTACCAAAAGGTGCATGTTCTTCAACCCCAAAAAACAGCAAGGGGTTATAAAACAAAGCAATACCGGACGATGGTAGAACAGTTTGAAAAAATGATTGAAGCGCATATACCTGAATATAACGCACTGTAGAGAAGCGGACAATCTCGCGGGTCTCATAATCCCGAAAACGCTGGTTCGAATCCAGCCAGTGCAACAACATCACAGAGGGTGCCGGACACATTACGGGCCGGGTAAGTGCCTGCCGTTTTTAAAAATTTGAGTATGAAATTAACAAAAGATACCGCAGTTGAAACAGTACAAAAATGGATAGCAAGCTCTATCACCATTGAGCAGCTGGAATGCTGCGAGCTTTTTATCCAAGATACTTTATACATGCGCTTTGGCGCAGACCAAGAAGTATTGGAATTACGGCTGCTGGTTAACACAAAAAAGGAAACCCTACAGGGCAAATAAAAAAAGCGTAGATGGACACTACGCCTTCATTAAAACAAAAACAAAAAAAACGAAAGTATGAAAATTGTAGCATTGAAACTATGGTACCGAAATTTTAAAGGCATTCGCCACTTTGAAATTGACCTGCACCAGTCAACGAACGTCTTTGGCGACAATGCCACAGGCAAGACCTCCCTTATTGACGGCTTTTTTTGGCTGCTGTTTGACAAAGATAGCAGCGACAATTCCAAATTTGGGATTAAGACTTTGGACGAAAACGGAGAGATTATCCCACAATTGGAGCATGAGGTTGGCGGTGTCTTCCTAATTAACGATGAAGAGGTTACCATCAAGAAGATCCTCCGCGAAAAATGGGAAAAGCGCCGTGGCGGAACAGATCTCTTTTTTAACGGCAATGACAACTTGTTCTTTTGGAATGACGTGCCAATGCAGGCTACAAAGTTTGCTGCCAAAATAAGCGAACTGATCAACGAGGACACGTTCAAATTAGTTACCAACCCGTTATATTTTAACTCGGCAAAATACGGCTGGAAACAGCGCCGGGAGACCTTGTTAAAGATTGCCGGGCATATTGATAACGCTGTTGTGTTAGACCAAATAAGCACACCAGAAAACCGCCCCCAGGTTGCAGCATTGGGTAATGCCTTTAAGTCCCGCAAAACGGTTGAGGAATACCGGGCGGAAATCGGGGCCAAAAAGAAAAAGCTAAAGGACGAATTAACGCTTATCCCTTCACGCATAGATGAAGTACGGCGGAGCATGCCAGGTGCGGTTGATTACTCCGAAATAAATGCTGCCATTGCTGCACGCCAATCCCGCCTGCAGGCGATTGACGAGGAGATGGTTAATGCCAGCAAAGCCCAGCAGTCTGCCAATGAGGTGCTACAAAAAAAACAAGCTAACCTGCACGCACACAAGACGGAACGGCAGAATATTGAATTTGAAGTAAAAGCCAAGTTTAATGAGGCTAAAAACGTGCGGACCAATTCTATAAAAGAACTGACCAGCCGCAATTCAATTGTTTTAACATCCATTCACAACGCACAGCAGAGCTTGGAATCTGCTAAGGTAAAAGCGGCACAATACGCTGAACGCCTCGCTTCCAAGCGAAATGAATGGGTGGCCGAAAATGAAAAGCAGCTGGTTTTTGAAGAGGGTAAATTTTGCTGCCCTGCCTGCAAAACCCCATTTGCGCCTGAAAAGGTAGAGGCGGAAAAAGAAAGGCTTACTGCAAGCTTCAACACTGACAATCAAAACCGGCTGGCTGACATCAAGCAAGCTGGTGCCGACTACAGCAACAAGATTGCTTTGGAGAATAAAACAATCGCTGATAAAACAACGGAGATTGAAACGTTGGAAGCTGAGCGCGCCGAGTTGGAGTTAAAAATTACCGAATTAAAAGCGGAACACGAGGCATTTAATCTTGACTCGGCGGCAGAGATTGAACGCTTACTTTCTGAAAGCTACGAGTATACTACTGTCAACACCATTATTGCCGGGCTTGAATACGAGTTAAGCAAGCCAACAGGCACAACCATTGACTTATCTTCTTTCCGCACCCGAAAGGCTGAAATTACCGCAGAGATTGACCAACTGAAACGTCAGCTTGCCAGCAAGGATGCTCGGGAAACGGCGTTAAGCCGCTTGGCCGAACTGGAAAAGCAGCAAAGCGAATTTGCGCAACAGCTGGCTGACCTTGAAGGCTACGAAAATGCTATTGCTGAATTTACCAAAGCCAAAATGGAAACATTGGTAAACCGCATCAACGGCCGTTTTAGATATGTATCCTTCAAGCTTTTTGAAAAGCAAATAAACGGCGGTGAGGTGGAATGCTGCGAGACATTAGTACCTGGCCCGGGTGGATTGGTGCCGTTTAGCGATGCAAACAACGCAGCAAGGATTAACGCCGGGCTGGATATCATCAACACCCTTTGCCAGCACTATAATATTTCAGCCCCTATATGGGTAGATAACGCGGAAAGTGTAAACACCCTTATTGAAGTGGAAAGCCAGCTGGTACGCCTTGTGGTGAGCAACGATAAGGCTTTAAGGGTAGAGCCGCAGGAGTACGCAACCGTTGCTCTTTTTGATAGGGTTGCCATTTAGATTATTCACTTTTTAACACCAATAATATATGTCTGAAGTTACACAACAGCCAAACCCTAATCCAAAGCCTAAGCAGTTTGGCGAAAACACATTGGATGCCGTAATGCTTAAGGTGAATGCGCTGCAAGAAAGCAAAAGCATTATCGTGCCACCAAATTACAGCACGGAAAATGCCCTGCGCTCCGCTTGGCTGCTGATACAGCAAACCAATAATATGAGCGGCGTGCCAGCGCTTACTTGCTGTACACCTGAGAGTATTGCCAATGCGCTTTTGGATATGGTTTTACAAGGCCTGAGCCCAGTAAAAAAGCAATGTTACTTCATTGTAATGGGTAATACACTGCTGATGCAAAAAAGCTATTTCGGGCAGATAGCCATTAGCAAACGGGTTGCCGGAGTAATTGATGCCGTTGGGGTGCCAATCTACGAAGGGGATGTGTTTAAATATACCCGCGATTTACGGACTGGTATAGTTACCGTTACCCAGCACGACCAAGAATTTGATAACATCAACGTCAACAAATTAAAGGGAGCCTATGCTATTGTTACTTATGAAGACGGCACTGTTGAGTATGAAATAATGACGATGGTGCAAATCAAGGCCAGCTGGATGATGGGTAATGCCAAGGGCAACTCAAAAGCCCATATAAATTTTCCTGACCAAATGGCCTGCCGCACAGTGATTAACAGGGCTTTGAAAATACCTGTTAACAGCAGTAGTGATGCCGACTTATTTGATGACGGCGATTTGAGCATGAAGGGTAAACAGGCCGAGGGGGAAATGAAGCTGCAAATTTCAAACAACGCCAATAAAGAATCGATTGGTTTTGGTGATGATGTGCAAGCCGCGCCAGCGGAATCAATCCCGGTACCGGTGCAGCAAGCCAACCCATCGCCTGCGCCAACACCCGAGCCGGCAAACCTTGGCTCTAAGGCTACTAAGCAAGAAATATTTAACAACGACAACAAAAATCCCTGGGACTAATGATTTTAAAAATACTTGGCAGCAGCAGCAAGGGCAATTGTTATATTCTTGAGAATGACAATGAAGCTATCATTATTGAGTGTGGCGTTGACTTCGCCAAAATAAAAAAGGCCTTGAACTATAAGATTGCCAAGGTTGCTGGTTGCTTGGTTACCCATGAGCATAACGACCACAACAAATGTATTGCCGAAGTTATGCAGGCAGGTATCAATGTTGTTGCCAGCAAAGGAACATTAACGGCCAGCGGCGTATTGGATAGCAGCCGCGCTTTAGTGATAGGCAATAAGGAAGTAACCCAAGTGGGTAATTTTAAAATCATGGCTTTTGACGTGAAGCATGATGCTGCCGAGCCGTTGGGTTTTATCATTTTCCATCCTGAAACTGGCAGTGTGCTTTTTCTCACGGACACTTATTATTCAGGTTATGTTTTTAAGAATTTAAACAACATGATCATTGAGTGCAACTACAGCCAAGCAATTATTGATAAAAAGGTTGTAGACGGGGCCAGCCCGGAGTTTTTACGCAACAGGATATTGACAGCACACATGGAGCTGAACACATGCAAGGACCTGCTTCGGGCAAACGATTTGAGCCGGGTAAACAACATTGTGCTTATACACCTTTCCGATAGCAACAGCGATGCGCAATTATTCCAGCGTGAAATAACAGAATTAACAGGCAAGACAGTACATGTGGCTGATGCTGGAATATTTATAGATTTTAACAAGCAGCCGTTTTGAAACTTGCAAAAACGATACGAAGCACATTTGACCCCAGCATAACATACGGCTTACAGGGCGACACAGTGAAAATAATAAGCAGGCATGGAAATGTGCTAATTGTGGAAGGGGATAAAGGCCGGTTTTCAGTAGTACAAGAAGATTTGACAATTGAATTGATTGAAAGACCGGTTGAAATTATTCAGGAAAAGGAACCCAAGAAAGTGGCCGTTGCTGCTGCCAAGAAAAAACACCAATTACAAACACAACTTTTTTAACATGAACAAAGTACAACAAATAAAATGCCCATGCGGTAAAGTATTTGCAGCATGCTGCGAGCCGGAGTGCCACACCGATGATGATTGGCACAAAGATAAAAAACGGTATATTAAGCAAGGCTGCACCGTTGAAATGGCTGATGCTTTCAAATTTGAAAAATGCACATGCCCCAACTTTAAAAAGCCAATTGTCGAAAAAGAACCATTTGTGCAACTGGAAATATTTAGGTAATCAAAACCAATATAGTTGACGAGTTTCTGAATTTATTTAAAAAGCAAAAAGTATGGCAGCAATAGATATTTATAACGATTTGATTTTTTCAAAAAAACATACTAAAAACAATTACGGAATACCTGTTAAATGGATTCCGGATAGCATGTTTGATTTTCAATCTTACATTACTGAATACTCAATTAAAAAAGGCCGGTGTGCTGATTTTATTGATACTGGCTTAGGGAAGACTTACATAGAGCTTGTTATCGCCGTAAATTATGCTCGCCATACTAATAAACCTATTTTAATTATTTGCCCCCTTGCCGTTGCTTTTCAGTTTGTAAGAGAGGCTAACAAATTTTACATTGATGATATTGAATATTCAAAAAATGGCAAGTACACAAAAAAGATAGTAATAGCCAATTATGAAAGGTTGCATTATTTTAACCCGTCCGATTTTGAGTGCGTAATATGCGACGAAAGCAGTATTCTTAAGAATTTTGAGGGCGAAATAAAACGCGTTGTAACAAGTTTTTTGAAAAAAGTAAAATACCGGTTTTTATTTACAGCAACCCCCAGCCCTAACGATTTTATAGAATTAGGCACCAGTAGCGAAGCACTGGGGTATTTAGGATATACCGACATGCTTACCAAGTTTTTTAAAAACAACGAGGATACCGTAAGCCCAATGAACATAGGCACCGAATGGGTGTTGAAAGGCCACGCCAAAAATGCTTTTTTTGAATGGGTTAGCGGATGGAGTATTTCAATGCGCCAGCCATCCGATTTAGGGTTTTCAAATGACCGCCATATTCTGCCTGAATTAATTACAAATTTTCATAAATGCGATGGCGGCATAAACGTACGGGCAGACGGGCAGATGTCAATGTTTACCATTCCCGCAAGAACGCAATCCGAAATAAGGATGGAGCAAAAAAGCACTATTGAACGCCGGTGCGAGATGGCGGTAGAACTTTCCCGCCCACATGAAACAAGCGTTTATTGGTGCAATTTGAATCCGGAGGGTGATTTATTGCAAAAGCTGGATAAAGATGCTTACCAGATTAAGGGTAGTATGGATATTGACGAAAAAGAGGAATTATTAACCAACTTTTTTGAGGGTAATATTAAAAAGCTAATTACTAAAGCTAAAATGACAGCTTTTGGATTGAACTGGCAGCATTGCAACCATACTGTTTATTTCCCTGATTTTAGCTACGAAAAATATTACCAGGCAATTAGAAGATTTTGGCGGTTTGGGCAAAAGCGCAGCGTTATTGTTGATGTGCCATATTCTGAGGGCCAAGAAAGGGTTTTGCAAAGCCTTGTGGCAAAAGGCGAAAAAGCTAATGAATTATTTTCAAAGCTCAACGCAAATATTAACAAGTCATACGAGATAAAAGATAAAGAGTTTAACCAGCCATTTATTTTACCCGCATTTTTAAAAACAGCATAACATGATAAAGGACAAATTGATTACCGACAATTACGCCATATACAATAGTGATTGCATGTACGTAATGTCTCAAATGCCATCAGAAAGTATTGACCTTTCAATTTATAGCCCCCCGTTTGGCGGTTTATACAACTACAGTAGCAGCGAAAACGATTTAAGCAACTGTGAAACAAAAGAGCAATTTTTAAAGCAATACGAATTTCATGTTGCGGAAATCGCAAGGGTTACGAAGCCGGGGCGCATAACATGCGTACACGTTGCCGACCTTATACCCGAAAGGGTAACAGAGTTTTTTGATTTTCCGCATGAGGTTAAAAAAATTCACATTAAACACGGGTTTGACTGGAAAAACACTGTAACTATTTGGAAAGAGCCTTTAAAGGTTCGGATGAGGACAATGGTAAAAAGCCTTATGCACAAATTAATTGTAGAGGATAGCACGGAGTGCTTTACCGCTATGCCGGATTATTTACTTATATTTAAAAGGCGGGGTAAAATTATAACCCCAGTTACCCACCCTGTAGGCCTTTCTGAATATATGGGGGCTACGCCTCTTTTGCCGGCCATGGAAAAAAAATATGGTTCGTTTCAACTTTTAAAAGAAAAGTACAAAAATTGGGATGATCCAAAAACAAATAAACTCTCTCATATTATTTGGCAACGGTACGCCTCCAGCGTATGGGATGATATTAGGATAGACAATGTTTTGCCGTTTAGGGAAAGCAAAGACGAAGACGACGAAAAACACGTACACCCTTTGCAGCTTGATGTTATTGGCCGGTGCGTAGAATTATACAGCAATCCTAAGGAAGTTGTTTTTACGCCTTATATGGGCGTAGGCAGTGAGGCATTTGAGGCCGTTGTAAATGGCCGGTATGGGATAGGCGTAGAATTAAAAGAAAGTTATTTTAAACAGGCCGTTAAAAATCTTGCCGAGTCGAAAAATAAAAATGTTGTTCAACAGGAATTGGAATTTGAAACAGAAGCAAGCGAAATGTAAAATAACATTATTTGACCTTTTAAAAGAAACCGCATAATGCACACACCTACATTTTTAATCGTGGATCTTTTTTGTGGAGCTGGTGGAACAACCACAGGCTTTGTCCAGGCAAACATTGACGGTGACCATTGCGCTAAGGTAATTGCTTGTGTCAACCATGACCCTAAAGCTATTGAAAGCCATTGGATGAACCACCCTGAGGTGAAGCATTTTGAAGAAGATATCAGGACGCTTGACCTAACTGAACTTACAGCTGTTACTAACCATTGGCAAGCCGTATACCCCGATGCTTATTTGGTTTTATGGGCTTCTTTGGAGTGCACCAATTTCAGCAAAGCTAAGGGCGGCCAGCCTCGTGATGCCGATAGCCGGACATTGGCCGACCATCTGCACCGGTATATTGAAGCCCTTAACCCCGATTACATTCAGATTGAGAATGTCGTTGAGTTTATGAGCTGGGGGCCATTGGATGAAAACGGCAAGCCTTTAAGCCGAAAAAACGGCAGCGACTGGATGCGGTGGAAGAAGTCCATTTGCGAATTGGGTTATGTGGATGAATGGAAGGAATTAAACAGTGCCAACTTTGGGGCATATACCAGCCGCAACCGACTGTTTGGTGTGTTTGCTAAGCCATGGTTACCCATCGCATGGCCCACGGCCACCCATTCAAAAAAACCTTCCAAAAATGGCATGTACGGAGATTTGCAGCAATGGAAGGCCGTAAAGGAAGTGCTGGATTTTTCAGACCAAGGCGAAAGCATTTTTACCCGTAAAAAGGCACTAAGCGAAAAAACACTGGAGCGTATATATGCTGGCTTGGTAAAGTTTATTGCAAAAGGTAATACGGCATTTATAAGCAAATATTTTAGCGGACGGCCTGCGGGAAAAGTAACAGCAGTTGATCAGCCTACAGGCACAATAACCACATTTGGTGGCCAAACATTGGTGCAGACAGAGTTTATTGTGCAACGGCATAACGGTGAACCTAACAGTAAATTGGTGGACACTAATGGACCTGCACGTACACTTACTGCAACCGGAGGCAACCAAGACTTGGTGCAGGCTGAGTTTTTGGTAAAGTACAACAGCCGCAGCGCAAATGGGCGGTACAACGCCCCCTCGGTAGATGAACCTTCACCAGTTATTTCGACACAAAACAGGCTATATCTTGCCCAGCCGGAATTTCTTGCTGCCTATTATGGCAATGGCGATAACATCAGCAGCGTTGACAGCCCCGCGCCAACCATCCCCACCAAAGACCGCTGCGCTCTTGTACAGCCGGAGTTTTTAGTCAACTATAACCATAGCAGCAAGTGTAATGAGGTGACAGAACCTGCGCCGACTTTACTCACAGCCGATAAGCTGGCTTTATTGAAACCTGAATTTTTTGTTGACAAGCATTATTCAAAAAGCCAAAACCAAAGCATTGACGTACCCGCAGGAACCATAATGCCAACGGATAAGCACAGGCTGGTGGAGGTGTCCCCTTTCATATTGCCGGGCAATTTTACCAACAACCCGCAATCTGTTGACGGCGTTGCACCGACATTAATGGCCAGCCGCAGGCACCACTACCTAATAAACCCCGGGTGGGGTGGTAACCCGTGCGATATTAACCAGCCCTGCTGCGTGATAGTAGCCCGGCAAGATAAAGCCCCGTTAAGCTTCGTACAGGTTGAGCATGGCCCCGTGGCAGTATGTATCTACGAAACCGACAGTGAAATCATGGTTAAGATTAAGCAGTTTATGGCCGTGTATAGCTTGGTCGACATCAAAATGCGCATGCTGCGGGTAACAGAGCTTTTAAAAATTCAGGGCTTCCCATCTTCCTACCATTTAGCTGGCAACCAATCAGACCAGAAAAAGTTTATCGGCAACAGTGTGGTACCCCACGTTGTAAAGGCTTGGTGTGAGGCCATGGCACAAAACATTTTGTTCACTAATAAACGCAAAACAGCTTAAACAATGGCAGAAAAATCAAATATTCAATGGACCGATGCTACTTGGAACATCGCCAGGGGATGCACCAAAGTTGACGAGGATTGCAAATTTTGCTATATGTACCGCGATAGCTTTGATAACACACGGTACAATCCTTTAGAAGTAGTAAGGACTAAAACGGTCTTTAATATGCCGCTGCATTACAAAGATAACTACAGTAAGGTTTGGCATGGTAGGCCGCTGATATTCACTTCTTCCCTTACTGATGTGTTTCACCCGGCAATCGATAGCTATAGGTCTGAAATGTGGGACATAATTAGGAAATGCCCGCACCTTATTTTTCAAATACTTACCAAAAGGCCGGAGCGCATTGCTGACCATCTTCCCCTCGATTGGGGTGAAGGGTGGCACAACGTTTGGCTGGGCACCAGTGTGGGAAGCCAAAGCAGCATACGGCGAATGGTGGATTTATCAATGGTACGAAGCAAGGTAAAGTTTCTTTCATTGGAGCCGTTGCATGGAGAAATTAATTTATGGAAACCAACGGTTGAAGCAATTGGTGAACATTGGCACATATTGCCTGCGTTTGATTGGGTAATTGTCGGCGGGGAAAGTGGCAATGAAACAGGTAAATACCGCTACAGGCCCTGTGAGCTATCTTGGATAGAAACTATCGTGAACGATTGTAAAGTTAACAATATAGCTGTTTTTGTAAAGCAGATGGGTACCCACTTAGCCAAGCAATTAAAAATGAGTGACCGACACGGCGGCAACATTGAAGAATTTCCTTTGGCATTACAGGTAAGGGATTTTCCACTATACAGGTAGGTTTTTAAGTTAGTCAGTCAGTTTTTAAGCATATCCCCAAAAGAAGATTTAAAGTTGAAACGGAATATTAACTACATCTCGGAAATAAACATGTTCTACGATTGGCTCGAAACGAATCAAGTTCCAAAATCGGCAATTGCATTATGGCATAGTTTGATGCACATAGCAAATAAAGCTGGATGGGAAGAATCATTCACGGTAGCCATATCAATCATTGAATCTAAAACAGGATTCAAACGGTCTGAACTGTACGAAGCCAGAAATTTACTCACGCAAAAAGGACGCCTTAACTGGAAGCAACGCGGCGGTAATCTGTGCGCAGAATATAAGTTAATATTCTTTTGTGTCCATAATACGGACACAAGTGCGGAGGCAAAAGCATACACAAACGGTAACACAAATGGGTACACAAAGCCGACACAAATGGGTACTATTAATAAACTAGACAAGACTAAACTAAATACTTCTAAATCTCATTTGCCGCCAGAGGGCGGCACCTCTGAAAAAAAAGAAATTGATTACTGGAAATTGCTTTGTAAATGCTGGTTTGATTTTTACGAAAAACAATTTTCCGCGCCGCCAAGTTTTGACGCAACCAAGGGGAAAGCACTTAAATCCATTGTCACCCGGCTAAAAAAGCTAAGTGCGGCCAAAGGACGGGAATGGACGGAGGAACAAGCCCTTAAATCGCTGGCCTATTTTTTCAAAAAAGCTTGGGAGCATGACACGTGGCTACAAATCAATTTTGAATTGCCGGTTTTGTCTCAAAAATTCGATTCAATCACCAATTCTAACAAAAATGACACAACAAATCGGGGAACTGCTGCCCGCACTGGAAACACCGGGCAGCCTGGTAGCCGCCTCCAACCCCTGTGAGGTGCTGACGGATGAGGAAAAACAAGCGGCCATAAACCATGCAGTTATGCAGCTAAAAAAATCTTACGGCCGCAAAATGGAGCTATTGGGCCAATTCCCGACAGAGCAAGATTGGCTTGCCAAAATTGATATTGCCGAAGTGTTACGGTCGGCAAATGAACGCAAAAAATGGGCGTTAGAGGATAAAGCCTACAGGCAACGCGAAAGGGAAAGAGAGCAGAAAAAAGCCGAGGAATTGCGGCGCAGCTGGACCGCAGGCCGGTTTTGGGCGGAAATAAAAGCTTATTTCCTCAACGAGTGTGGCCACTTTGTGTACGACAAACAAACAAACGCAGCTTACATACAAGCCTTGTGCTACTTTCTTGCTGCCGACGCGCGATTTGAAACAGAACTCGGATTTTCTTTCCAAAAAGGGTTGCTAGTGATGGGAACCAGCGGCCTTGGTAAAACCAAAACGATCGAGGCTGTAAAAAACAACCCGCTTTGCCCGATTGTCATCTATTCGCTGATTGAGATAACGGAACGGGTGCGCCTGAATGGCTTCTGCGAAATCAACACCGACCGTATTACCCTGCTCGATGATATGGGCAGCGAAACACCCAGCGTCAAGCATTATGGCACCGACGTGTGTTGGTTTAAGGATTTTATTGAAGGATACTACCTGAACAAAAGACCTTTTAACCGTTTGATTATTACGACCAATATCGGCGGTGACGAAATTCAAGAGCGGTATGGGTACCGGGTGCGCAGCCGGATGCGAGAAATGTTTAACAATATCACCATTAAAGGGGACGACCTAAGGGGGTAAGCAATGTATCAAATTCGTAAAACCTGCACCAAGTGCAAAGCCGTGGAGGGCGATGTAAAATTTCGGTATGGGGCCAACATTTGCAACCCTTGCAGGGGCAAAAAAGCGGTCAAACTTGCCAAAGCAAAAAAAAACAACCAAACGGAATTTGAAAAAATGTGTGCAGAAGTAAATTTTTTTTAAATGAGAACACCTTTTGACCCCAGCTTGGCCAGCACGTGCGCAATCTGTAAAACCCAAGAAACTAAAAACAACCGGTTTGACCAGGATTACCCGATGTGCAGAAAGTGCCGAAGCCAGTATTTGAAATCTAAAAAAGTCTTGACACCGAAGCATCACGAGAATTATGAAACGCCAAAGATTTTTGGCAAGTTAGAAACCGAATTTATTAACCAGCCATTTGGATGGCTATAACCAATAAGTATGACCCCACAGCAAATTATTGAGACGGTTTGTGATTATTTCGGCATAACGCCTGAGTATATCACGACAAAATGCCGGAAAAGGGAATATATCATCCCGCGCCACCTATGCATGTACTTTTTATACAACAGTACCATTTTGAGCTTACAGGATATTGGCAAGTTGTTAGGCGGATACGACCATAGCACCGTATTGCCAGCCTTAAAAAATTGCGAAAATGCTGTTTTTACAAAGGACCGAGAGTTTTACGAACCGCTCATGCACCTTAAGGCCATAATCGGCATTTCTGAAAGCAAACGGATAAAGATTGAAAACAAGCTTTTGCGCCGCCAAGTTAGTAAGCTTCAAAGAGCTGCCAATAAAAAACAGCTCGTTGATTTTAATGCGAAGACAGAAACTATTTACAAAAAAGTTGTATGAAGCGTGCGCCCATCACTTTAGACCAATTTAAAAACACCGCCGCAGGTCAAAGGCCGGATAATGCGCACCTGTGGGGGGAACCCGAAAAGCTGCGGACTCCAAAAAAAAACAAGTACAATAACGTACCCGTTGAGTTGGACGGGAAAAAGTTTCAAAGCACAAAGGAAGCCAAAAGGTACATTCAATTACGGGCCATGCAAGCCGCCGGAGAGATAACGCACCTGCACTGCCAAACGCCGTTTGAATTGTCTGTGTGTAAATTTATCGCAGATTTTACTTATACTCGAAATGGGGAGTTAATTGTAGAAGATGCAAAATCGTCGGTTACTCGAAAACTGGCCGTGTACAGGCTAAAAAAGAAGCTGATGAAAGCCGAATTAAACATAGAAATTATTGAAGTGTGAACGGCCTGCCAATTTTCTCTAACACACTTTTCGCCAAAAAATATTCACAAAAAACGCCAAAAAATATTCCAAATGGTTGAAGCATTTCCATTAAAATGGCCAATGAGCCGCGAAACAACACCACATTGAACGCCGGGGGATTTATATTTCAGGTTGCCCCACATTACCGGGCCGCGAAGTGCTGTTACATAAAAATGGGTGTTAGAAAGCGTTAAAACTACGTTTTTGACGGTAAAAGTAAATAAATTCTTTACTTTGTAGCGTGGCAGGCAGAAACCAACATATTATTGATGCAATCATAAAAGAACTTGAATTTGGCGCGGACCGTGGCAAAGCATTGGCAAAGGTTGGCAAGGCATGGCAATTATCAACCCGAACCTTTGACCGCCTATGGAAAGAGGCCAATAGGCAGCATACGGAGCGCAAGCAGGCGATAAAGAAGGAGCTGGACGCAGTAGACACCGCCGAGGCTATTAAAGCCCGTAAAATGGCTATAATGAGCGCAAACGAGCGAAAGGAATATCTTACCAAGATTATCAAAGGCCAAATAAAGGTTAAACGCCCCTTTGTAATTGCTGGAGAGATTAAAGAGTTTGCCGTGGAGCCTGACCAGGCCGACAGGCTAAAAGCTATTGCCGAGTTGAACAAGATGGAAGGGGACTATGCCCCAGCCAAAACCGAGATAACAGGCAAAGACGGCGAAGCCCTGCTGCCCGATAAAATCAAAATCACTTTCAAATAATGGAAGTTGAAGCCATCATCCAAAAAAGCAAAAAGTTTGAACCGCTCTATAATTTGCCGCCAAAAACCCACACGGTGGTATGTATTGGCGGCAGGGGTGGCGGAAAGACCTATGAGATAAGCAAGTTTATTGCTTTCTCCGCCACGATGCTTAAAAAACGCTGCGTAATTATCCGGGATGAAAAGGCGCTGATTAAAGATACTATCCTAAATGAGATATGGGCGAGGTATGACACCGCCAACGAAAAAGGGGCCTTAAGCCGCTTTTTTACCAAAAATGAGACGGAGCTAAAAGACAAGAAAACCGGCAAAACGCTTATTTACACGAAAGGCTTTAGGGCTTCTGATAACCAAAAGCGGGCTAACCTGAAAGGTGCCAGTGATATTGATATTGCCGTGATTGAAGAAGGCGAGGATATTACGGACGTGGACAAGTTTAACACGTTTGTGGATAGCTTGCGCAAAGAAGGCTGTTTGGTTATTATCATCCTTAACACGCCTGACACGGGGCATTTTATCCTAAAACGATACTTTAACTTGGTTGCGGTACCAGCCCATGACGGTTATTTTGAACCAGTGCCCAAGGAAATATCCGGCGTGGTGTCTATTTGCTCGGTGTACCAAGATAACGAGTATTTGCCCGATCATGTGGTAAACCGCTACGAAAGCTATGGCAACCCTGACGACCCTAACTATAACGTCCATTACTACCTTACTGCCATCAAAGGCTATTCATCCAGTGGGCGCAAAGGGCAAGTGCTTAAGAAAGTAAAGCCTATTAAGTTTGCCGATTACATGAAACTGCCATACAGGGAGTATTACGGGCAAGACTTTGGCACCGCCAGCCCTGCCGCGCTGGTAGGGGTTAAATTTGACAAAAATCGGTGTTGGTGGCGGCTTATCAACTACAAACCTATGAGCGCACTGGAATTGGCTAAGTT